TCGGTAATAATTGTCTTAGACTCATTTATTGGGATCCCTAGGGAGATACATAGTTCCCTATAAGATTCTGCTAAATGAGGATCTAAGATAACGTTATCGTCTCCGAGCAAGAAGTAATCGAGCTTAGCCTTCTCTGAAAGGCTCGATGCCCACTCTACCAGGAGGTGGTGAGTAAGTGTAGCCACTGCTCAAGAAGATAGTAATCCCATGGGTTGCCCCTTCGTGAACATGATGTTGGGATTCTGATGGAAGCCAGCATGGTTCCCTCATTATTCGTTCCCAATGTCGTGAGACCAAAGGGTTGAACAAATGGGCAACTACTAGAGTTTGTAATTTTATGGATAGGTTATCCGTAAAGTTACTTAGATCTAGACATACTACCTTTTCAGTTCGATCAACACCCCGTTCTTTAAGAAGATTAATAACCTCTTGGGCTCGGTACGTTGCATCGTGTTTGATGTTACCTAGAATTCCCATGACTATGTCATGAATCGGCTTCAGGGCGTTCTGCGAGAAGAAGTCACAGGCTGTAACGATCCTGTCTTTAAAAGCAGGTTCGCGAAGGACTGTGATCTTCCGTGAATGTTCTCCCAGTTTCTCCCAAGATGTCCGTTTAGGCATAGGTCTTGAGTCTTCTAGGAGTGTAACCAACCATCTCCTCCTTAAGACGTTGCTAAGCATACTTATCGAAGCTTTCAACTCGGCCTTAGAAGGAAGGTTTAAAACCCTTCTTTCAAAAGGAATCGAGAAGAAACTTTGCATAAATACGCCTTGGCTGCCCTTAAGTTGGACGGTTGATACATTCACGTCTCGCTTCTTTTCCTTAGCAAGAGCCATGATTGAAGAAGTTGAGAGGAACTTTTCAAAATTACTGAGTTGCTCCTCTGTGACGGTATCGCAGCCACCCTCTATACTAGAGAAATCTGGTGTAGTGGAGTGACCTGTAATGCTGTTGTAGAATGTTAATGAAGTAAGGATAACGGACACAACCCCCGGGTCTTCATGCCTTAAAAGAGGGTAAAACCCTCTCAGAGGAAATGGGACTCCGGTTTTGTTCGTTTTCATGAAAAGTACGGGTTGCGGATCGCCACCGATACTATAAACTTTCGCTCATTGAGTGAGAGACTTATAGATCTCGACGGCTCTTCGCTCCCCTTTACTCTCAGCAGTCTTTATGAAAGACTCAAAATAAAGCTTAGTCGCGTTAAGTAACAAATCACGATGCTCTACTGAAACTAACTGGTAAACGTCTTCAAGAAGACGGAGTGTCCGGTCACAATTGAAAAGTAAGTTACTCTTCTTTGGCCCGACGCTTATGCTCTCGCCACCTTTACAGGTAGGTGCCCGCATTGTGCTTAGAAATCTTTGAGTAGTCATTTTCATATTATGGAATGACCAAGAATCCCCCTGGTAAGAAAGGTTGAACCTAAACCTCAATAGAGGATGACCATAAATAAAATCATCGCCTTGTGCGGTCGGGGGCCGATCTTGGTCAGATCGGGG